AAACCACTGACCTTGATGCTCTTGCACTTCCTGCGATCCAGTGAACGGGCTGGTTGCAACCCCTACAACTGAATTGGGGATGGGTCGCAAACCACTGATATGGGATGGGTTAGGCAGGTTTAGCGGATAAGTTGGCATAATCTACAGTCTCCCGCGGCGCTGTGCGTCCATGGTCGCCCCGACGGCACGTTGTTCCAATGTGGCATCCAGATTATTCACCATGCTTTCAAGACGCTGTACCGCCTCAACGGACGCCCCGCGCATATCCACATTGAAATGATTACCGCCAAGGTTTGCTAGATTGTCGTTTGAGACAATTGTCCCCGGGCGATCCGGAAACCATACCTCTGGGCCTTCCTCACCAACAACTGACGGCAAGCCAACCGGTGGCCGCCCACCATCGGCAAAGAACCCACCGAATGATGAACCCGCCGAAAGGGCAGACCCCGCAATACCAGTGCCACCACCACCGCCCCCAAACAGATCCCCAAAGAAGCCGAAAAGACCACCACCACCCTTTGAAAAGCTGCCAAAGATGGAATCCAAAGCCCCGCCAATGGTCCCTTCCGCCTCCAGTGCGGATTCCCCAATTTTAAACAGGGTATCGATCGCGACCTTACCAAAGCTTTTCCAGGTCAGTTCCCCGCCAACCGCCAACTGGGAAAGTCCATTGAACATATCAATGATGCTGCCCTGATACAGGTTTGTTTCATTGCGCAGATCCACCAGCGCGGCTTTCTGCCCCCGGTGGAACGTCTCTGTGCTAATCCGCCCCTCGTCATAAAGCTTTCTAAGTTCCGCTAATTTATCATTATATCGCTCTTGGGCGGTGCGCAGTCCCTCTGTAATGCTTTGGGCTTTGGCTTTTATCTGTTCTTCCTGTTTCTGCGCCTCTTTCAGGATTTCTGAATTTTCTTTATATTTTTGCTGGTGGCGGGCCAATTCTGCAATGCGTTCAATCTGTTCATCATATGTGCCAACAAGCTGCCCGGATTGGGTAACAATAACCTCGTTTAAATCAACTTCAGCTTTGCGCAGGGCATTCATAACAGCTATTTGCTGGGCGGTTTTCCCGCGCAGACTGGCTTCATACTCCATCGCCTCCGCCACGCCCTCAATCTTCTGATTGTAGGCGTCCAGTTCTTTGGCGGCCTCTTTCCGCTGTTTGTCCGCCTCTTTCCGGATTTGGGCGGCGCGGCGTTCTTCCTCTGCTGCTGTTTTTGCAACCTGCGCCGATTTCCGCGCATCTATTTGTTCTGCCCCACGGGCTTCCATTTGCTTGTTTAAGGAGGAAATCAGATCTTTTGTTTTCTGGATTTCAGCATCCATTGCCTGGATACGAAGCGCAGCCACATCGGCGGGCAATTCTCGGTTCAACTGTTCAACAAACCCGGCTCGTTTTTCTTCAAGAACGTACAGCTTATTCACCTGCTCAAACAGTTGAGCAGTCAAATCAGGGGCCATTGCGTCATTGACCCTTTGCAACCCACGATCAAGCGCTTGGAAGAAGCTGTTCACCGCGCCTTTCGCCCCTGTCAACTTATTCAAGGCAAGGAATGTTTCTTCAATGGATTGAGACAGGCTATCAAATGTACCATCCAGCCCCTGCCCTTCGCCTGATCCGGTACCGCCAACTTGCCGTTCCAATTCATCAAGGATTAGGGTTTGCGCCTCTGCGGCCCGTCCCGTTTCAACCATGCTTTTAATCATGTCTTTTTGGGCAGAAGTGAACGTAACACCTGATCTGGCCAGGGCGGTAAGACCGCGAACAGGATCCTGCAGCGCTTTACCCAACTGCAATGTGTTGGTTTTAAGATTTCCAAACCCGGCAGCGGCCAAATCCTGCGACAATCTCAATGTACGCGTGAATGTCTTGCCAGCAACACTCCGGAATGTAATCAATACACTCGCGGCCTCTTCGACAGCGAGTGTACCTGTTAAAGTATCCCGCGCCAGTTGGCGCGAAAATTCGCGAATTCCTAGTGCAGTTTGCCCACTTGATTGAGCGGTAGCTCTAAGGCCAGCGGCAATTCGGAATTGCGAGCTTTCGAAATCCTTTGAAACACTGACCGCCTTGCCCATTGCTAAGCCAACCCCAGTAATGGCAACAGCCGCCGTCCCCATAACAACACCCACCGAACCTGTAATACTGGCAAGGGTAGACAAACGCCCTGCAACACCACCTAAAGGCCCTTCAAATGCCGCCGCTGACTGTGCCGCTCTTTGAAAACTTTGTTGCGCCTTTTTGTCAAACCCCGCCAATGAACGGTTCATCTGTTTTGTTGTCGAACGCATATAGCGATCCGACTTCCTTAATCCGGATTCAAACCGGGAGGAATTCAGACCGAGGGAGGCGTTAAGGGTTGCTACTTCTGCCATGTTTCAACTTTTCATTGTGAGCCATAAGGGCGGCTTTCAGATCACCCTCAAACCCTCTTTTGGGTTTGGAGGTTTCAAGCAGGCTTTCCAGTTTCGGGATTTTCTTGGCACGGGATAAAACGGCCGTCAGATGACTTTGCACAATAGCCATCTCATAGTCGCTCTTGCGCCGCTGGTTGTAACCATTGATCAAACAATAAAACTCATATGGTGTAAGGGCCCAGAAGTCAGACGGGGATAATCCGATTGTCCCCGCCTGCTCTAACGCTTCGCGGATCGCTTGGCAGGGGCCTTTTTCTTTCCCGTCGGTTTATCCTCCGGGGGTGACTCAGCAACGTTACCACCATTATACGCATACCCACACGCCTCAACGATCGTGGCAATCACGTCATTGATTGGATCATTCAATTCCCCAAAATTTATGTCAGCATCCGGATGGTGCGCTTGCAGCCCCGCTTTCAGAAATACTCTAACTGCGCGGAGGCCCATTTCCTCCATCAAGGGGATGGCATCACCGGCCCGCTTTTCAAAATTGGACTCAATCGCCTCAATGGCGGCCCAGTTATACTGCAATTTGTATTCTTGGCCGCCAATCGTGATGGGGACAATACCCCGTGTTTTGCTTTGCATAGGGTGTCCTTATGGCGCAGGTGTGAAGACTGCCTCGCCTGAAATTTTAATACCAAAAGTTCCAGCTACCGCAGCATCGAGAGAACTATCAAAAGAAGCTACCTTTACGTTGCCTTTGAATTCAGCGATGAAACCATCTGAGAACGTCACCTTAAAATCCAACTGCGTCCGAGCCGATTTGGCGGTTCTAAGAGCTTCCTGTCCAGGATCCGCGTTTAGCCAATATCCGCTCAGGTTCATGTTTCCGGCGTCAGCCAAGCCCGTAATAAACTCTTTGGCATCACTGTCCAGGGTGGACACATCAATATCTGATGCCTCGCCGTCAAGGCCACCAATACCGGTCAAGCCTTTAACTTGGATGAAGGTGGTGCCACCATCGGTGGACGCCTCAATTTTCGTCTTTTGAGACTGAATAGCATCAACCATCTGATTTACTCCTTAAATGGGTCAATGTAGGAAATTCGGTAATCTTGGGTAATTCTGTACAATAGCGGCTCTGTGGTTCTGTCCTGTCCTGATCGCTGCGATTGCCAATGAATGTGTTTGATGTCTATCCCGGCCTCGCCAACCGTCACCACACCACTGAAATTTCGGAAGGTTCGTTTAACCGCATCCGCGATTTGGGCAGCGCCGACAAAAGTGGTATCATAGACATCAATCTGAAATATCGGGGTTTCCATCCCCGTGGCCCCCTGCAATGTCTCCAAGCCAGTGCCACCGATCTGATTATAAATGATGTATGGCGGGAGTGTGTTTAATGGCGCTGCCCCTGGATATACCTTGCCACCTGCCTGCGACTGCAACAGATGGTTCAAGGCTTCTTCAATCAACATTATCGGTTAGACCTGAACCGGCGGGCTAGTTTCTCCGCCTCTTTTTCGATCGCGACGGGCAATCGATCCCGCATCGCTGTTAGCGCCGCCTGATATCCACGATTTGCGGCAGGCCGGAACCATGGCAGTGGTGGCTGGTGACGGGTGCCAACTTCCCTAAAATACCCCCAAAAGGCATTTCCGGTGGTGACATAGGCCCCCCGCTGATGCCGCCGTTTGTCGCGCTTGGAAGCCTTCGTGCGAATATTGCGTTTCAACAGGCCATATTTTGCACGTTGCTTGCCCCGTTTGGTATCTGGGTTTGGCGTCTCGGGGCCAATAGGGGCCGCCGCGCGGATATACCGGGCCCACCGTCTGGCCCCGGCACTTGTGGCCTGTTGCAATACCCGTTCTTCTATCTTAATCGGAAGGCCACGCAACACTTGGCTGGCGCTTTCAACGCCTTCAATTCTGGATGTTTGCGAATTGCTCATGTCACAATACTTTTTAAGGAAAGCCGCAATCCATCGCGGCGGCCAAGTTCAGCGGGTGGCCCCACAATCTCAAAGGTGCGACCGCCATATAAAACCCGCCAATCAGCGGCCACATCATCCCGCCACCTGATCTTGCACACCACAGCTATTTCCGCGTTCACCCGGGCAGCGGAAAAGAATTCACGCCCCTGCCCTTCCAACCACTCTGCCCATACTGTGCCGCGAGCTTCAAAAGAAGATACCTCTTCACCAAACGTGTTTTCGCTCACAACCGGAGCCAAAAGCGTGATCCGCCGATCCAGTTTGCCTGCAATCATCAGATGCCCATGCCTCTACGGTAAGGCATCAACAACGCTTCTGCGGATCTGTTTATTGTAGAAATTGTTCCGACAAACTGCGCCTCTCTGTTTGCATACAAGTCACCAACATAAAGCAGGATTGCGCTCACAATCTGAGGGGGAGCCATGAATTCATTTTCCTCATCAGTAAATCCAGCCGTGAACGTAATTTTGCAATTTGAGGGCGTCCCGATAGATGGCAATTCATCAGTGAATTGAATGGTATCCCCTTTCAAAACATAGCTGGCAATGGACTGTTCTGTGCCCGTGTCATCCTCATAAGTTACCGTTTTGACCTCATGAACAGGGCCAAATGGAATAACCACCTGCGGGCTGAATGTTTCAGGGCAATATTCGACTGTTTGCAGGCCAATCGCCTGTTCAATAAACTGTTCACAGCGGCCCCGCGCTGCGGCAATCATTTGGGCAACATCTTCTTGCGGGTGGTCAGCGTCCAGTCGTAAATGGTCCGCCACGTTCTTAAAGCTCACTACTTCCGAGCGCGGCGGTATTAGGGTGCGATACATCGCTTACTT